GGTACGCATTCACAGCTGCTAAGCTGAAGTGCATTCTCACTGAGGTCGACGTCATTAAGATGATCGGCCTCACGGACCCTGCTACCGTGGCTTGGGAATTAGTTCCCTACTCCTTCGTGGCTGATTGGTTTATTCCGATTGGTACATTTTTGGAGGCCCGCGGTACTGCGAACAGTGTGAAGGGAACGTTCGTTTCCACGAAGGTGGTGAAGACATTCGCCAACGGCTTAACCGCGCAAGCGGGTTCCGGTATGGTTATGCTAGAGAATAATTCCCTCTATCGTCGCCGAACCGTGTCCGTCGTCAGGTACGTGTCTTCTACCATCCCGGTACCTCTCCCATCCGTAAAACCGATGAAGGATTGGCTTTCGTGGGACCATGCGTTGACCGCAGTCGCCCTCGTAACTTCGAGGTCGAAACGGGCCAAGAACAGTGATGACGATGGTAACGACGAGTAACGACCGTCGCCATCGTCCTTGGCAGTGAAGCCCATGTTTGGGGGATTCCCTCCCAGGCACCCAACTCGTGCGTTCCAACGCACGTTTTATTTCATTGGATGACCTAATGAGTCAAATCGCAAACATCACCGCCTTTGACGGTGCAGCTACACCCGTGTCTCACACTTTGGTACCCGTCTCCGTGACGCGGGAGAATGGTAAAGTGATCGCATCCTATCGCGAGAACGCAGCAAGCGTTCCGTTGATCGGTCAGGTCTACTGCACCATCACACTCCAGCGCCAAAACAGCGGCGTGTACCGTGTTGATACCCGGGTGGTCGTTCCAGTAATGGAATCGGTTGGCGCCCAAAACGCCGGCGGTTATACCGCCGCGCCTAAGGTCGCTTACGAAAACACGGTCTTAGTGACCGGGTTCTTCCACGAGCGTTCGGATTCGGCTGGTCGTAAGCTGGTGCGTCAACTTGCGTTGAACATCGCCGGCTCGATCGCCACATCCGTCACCCCGGTCGCAACTGGACCGGTCCCTGAAGCCATCGACCAACTCATCGCACCTACCTAAGTGCGTTGCACCCTCTTGCGGGGGTGAGCATTATGCTAGTTGATTCCCATTCTTCCAATTAAGGAGTTATTATGCGCGTTTTTACACGCTGGGACGATGTATTCAGTGAGGAGAATACTCGTGAAACCATTTCTGAACTGGTCTCATGGCACCTATCGCAGATCAAAAACGAAGCAGTCCGGGGAGGCCTTTATGGCCTTTTTGGTACTGATTCTCTTGCTGTTGCTTCTATTTGCAAGTTTGATCTCGATTACTCGGCCGTGGATTCCGGCGACGCCTATCACATCCGACAGTGCTTGGCCTTCTTTCAAAAAAGGAAGGACCTCGACATCGGAGTCGATCGACGTGCCGTTGCCCTCGGTAAATTCCGAGAATCCGAGCAGCGATGCCTCGAGATGAATGGCGTCTTTAAGGCGTGGGCATCGGGGAGATTTCAATTCCTTCCCGACACTGAAGCGGTATTTTTCCGCGCTCAGCGTATAATTGCCCGCGTCTTAGGAGACGTCCCGACCCTTGCGAGCCTTAAGTTAGGCTTCGGACCCGGTGCAACGACTCAAACCAAAAGAAAAATCTCCTCCGCCCGTTCGAAATTGGGCGAGAGGTTCTGCTGCAGCGAGGACCTTGTGCCAGTTGTGTCACAACTGCTGGCTGAGGTACCGGCTTGGCTTCCCGAAGGGGAGGAGGAGTCGGTTGTAGTCGACGTGGACATTCATCCTTGTCGACTCAGCTTCGTCCCAAAAAATGCTAAGACTGACCGCGGCATTTGCACGGAGCCTTCGTTGAATGTACTATATCAACGGGGCCTGGGCGAATACATGCAGCGGCGTCTAATGTGTTTTGGTGTTGATCTCCTTGACCAGCGATGTAACAACATCCTGGCTAAATGGGGTTCGATTACCGGCGCTTTAGCAACGCTGGACCTTAGTATGGCTTCCGATCTTATCTCCACAGAGGTGGTTTACCACCTGTTACCCATTGATTGGGCTGCGGCTCTGGCTTATGGCCGGAGTTCGCACTGTGAAGTAGAGGGAGAGGTTGTGAAGCTCCAGAAGTTCTCTTCGATGGGGAATGGCTTTACTTTTCCCCTCGAGTCACTCATTTTTTACGCGCTGGCGAAAGCCGCGTGTGACGATGAGAATGACGCGGTGAGCATATATGGCGACGACATCATAGTCCCGACTGAGAAGTATCAGCGGGTGGTGTCGGCCTTACATGCGGCAGGTTTTGAGGTTAATCTCTCGAAGTCCTACCACTCTGGACCGTTCCGCGAAAGTTGCGGGAAGGATTACTATTTGGGTGTAGACATACGGCCCTTCTATCTTAAAGATAGACTGTCCGGCCAGGCGGCTTTCATCCTTCACAATTATTACGTGAGGAAGGGCCTTCTTGAACCGGCAGCTCTCATCCTATCCCATATATCAGAACCCCTTCGATTGTGGGGTCCTGACGGTTATGGAGACGGTCACCTTATCGGCGACTACCTCCCCCGGCCAAAGGGCAGGGGAAAAGGGTGGAGTGGGCATACCTTCGACACGTATACGCAGAAGCCTCTTAAAGAGTTTGCTGTCTCTAAGAGGGGTGACCGCGTTCTTCCGTGTTACTCGATCTATGCGGAGGGACCCGACTTCGGCCTTGGCCAGAGTCGGTTCCTTGATCCGCACAGTGAGCGACCCATGGCTTTTCCAAGCTATCGGGCGCAATCGGCGTTCTACCGAAACGAGGTACTCGGGGTGAGCATTCCCGGGTACAGTGGGTATAAGCGTATATCAATCTACGTCTTGAACTAACGTAGACTACCTGCAATCGGGTGCGATCTTTGTCGCACTTGGCGAAAGCCTGGAGGCCAT